ACTAAATCTCCGTTTCAAATTTTTGGATTTTTAGTTTATGTTAAATGTTCTAATAAATCTGGTTGTTGGTTGACATGTCCAGCACATTGTTTAGTTGATATTGGCTATTTTCGCTACATTTTTATTAAGAAATATCCGCATTTAAATTTTGATCAGTGTATAGAAATAGTTGTATTAGGAGATGACCACATTTTGGCTGTTAGCAAGCAAGTCGACTTCAATCCTATTGAGATTAAAGAAGAAATGTCTAAAATTGGTCAAATTTATACGTCAGCTTTTAAAGAACGTGAATTAACAGAAAACTATGACAAATTTGATGATATAACTTTTCTAGGTGCTATACCAAGAAGAGGTTTAAATGGGAAATGGACCGGAGCTTTGAGAAAAGATACTTTAGAACAAACACCACAATGGACTAGAGACAATAATGGTAGCTTAGACATGACCGTTCAACAAATGATTGATCATGCTAGTCAATGGGATAAAGAATATTTCATTGAATATAAAGATAAAATTAAATCTGCTTACATAAGAAGTGATCGTATATATAATTTTGAAGATTGTTATACGGGTTTGCATTATGAGGTTTGTAATAGAACAGCGGCGAGTGGTAGTGACTTTATGAGATATAATTTAGTGGCTCAAGGACCCACTGTTGAATATGGAAGTCAAGATGTTAGATATGTTGATCAATCTATTACGCAAATGGTTACAGCTGAAGAAGTTGAACAAGCACCAGAAGAAGGAAATTTTAGTAAAAATATAGTAAATAAATGTATATCAGCTGAAACTCCAGATTATAATATAATGCCTAAAGCTTTTATTTTAAGAGATACTTATACCTGGTCAAGTACCCAGACACCGGATACTGTTGTTGCTCAAATTGATGTTCCATTTGGTTTTATTAATAGTGGAACCACTGGATCAACACAAGATAATGGGTTTTATCAGTTTTTATATAGTCAACCAGAATTAGAAGTTAAAATAATGGTAATAGGAACACCAGTTCAACAAGGTGCTCTTGTTTGTTATTTTCAACCATTATATAATGCTACCTTTTCAAATACTGCTATTTATAATGATTATACAACTTTTAACCATATTATGTTAACACCTAATAATAATACCAGTGTTTCACTTAAAATACCATTTAAATATTGGAAGACAATGTTGAATAATAAATTAGGTTTTCAAAATACTTATAATGCTAGTTTAGGTAAAATTGTTTTTAGGGTATGGTCTCAATTAACTACACAATCATTACCAACTACGGCTAATATTGCGTTATATACAAGTATAACTAGTGTTTTTAAAGTCCCTAGACCAAGAACTTCTACAGGTCAAGGACCTTTAGTAGCACAAGGAGCTACTTATTCGACAATTTCGACTAATAGTAATTACAATGTAGGAACATTAACAGGAAACATGCCTAGTGAAAATAATGTAACTAGTACTCAAACAGCAAAAGGAGAGTTAACGGTTCCAACGGTTCCTCTTGATAATCCACCTATTTCCGGTTGTTCGATACCTGTTCATTCTATTTTACCTTCTATGAGTAAAGGAATAGGTATAGAACCTACTGTTTCTTTACAATTTCATCATGGTATGCTCCATAGAGAACCAGATTCTTTACGAGATGTTGAAGAAACTAGGATAGAAAGTTTATGTTCACGCAAAGGATATATAGGTACTTTTAATGTATCTACTTCTGATACTATTGGAATGGAACCGGTAAATATACCTTTAAATTCTATTTTAGGTACCCCAACGGACGGTACTAATACTGTAGTCCCTGCTAATATTGCTATTCTAAATCAATTTAATAGATGGAGAGCTGATATAGAGATAGAAATTTTTATGACTAAAACAGTTTTTCATTCATGTCGTTTACTATGTGTAGTAGGCTATGGTGAAAGTGGAGGTTTAGCGGGACTAAATTATAGTGCATATCCTAATCGAGTAGCTGAGTATACGGGCGAAAATCAATGGACTTCAACTCGTATACCTTTTAATGCCCCTACTGAATTTTTGAGAACAGTAGATGGTAACTTAACTAACACACAAAATTTAGATGACTATTCTATGGGTATGTTTTCAGTAATTGTTTTATCGCCCTTAAGAGCTAGTAGTACTGTTGTAGCTAGTACATGTAACTGTTATATGTTTGTAAGATTTAGAAACGTTGAAGTTTTTGAACCTAGAAGTGGTTTATATGTTTCTTTAGAAGCTGGTAAACAATTGTTTACTTTATATGGTCAAGGACCCTTAATTGCTCAAATGGATGCAACTGAAGCTATACGTAAACCTGAATCAAGTAATGAAACTGGAACTGGTAGAACTACCGTTATAGATAGGTTTTCTGGAGATGAAAATGAACCAACGGTTGTTTCTGTTACGAAAGATCAAAGTAGATCTGATAGTGAACCTACTTGTAGATTAAAAGTTGGAGGAAAATTTGAATATTTGATAAGAGATATAACTGAAGTTGGAAGGAGACATACTAACTTTAACTATCAAACTATTGATGGTTACAGTGCAACAACTTATTATGGACCTATAGGTTTTAATGTTGATTATAGTGATGCTTCTTCTTGGAAATTGTCATCATCTATGTCCTTTTATGTCTATCCTTTGCATCCTATTAGTAGGATTTTTGCTGGTTGGTCTGGACATTTAAAATATCGGTTTGTTTTTACTGGTACCCCCAGTAATGCAGCAAATTCTGTATTATCAAATTTTAAAGTTACTTATGTACCTTCGAGAGAAGGGAAAGTTTCTCAAACTGTTAATGTTTACGCCGGAACAGTGCCACCAGCTGCTGGAACAGCTAATACCACTATGTTTGACCAGATTTTAGCTTTTCCTGGGGAAACCCAAGTTGGAAAAGCCGGTACATCTACCACAGCAACTTGGAATGCTAATACATATATACAACGACCCGAAGTGGCAACTAGTCCGACACCGCTTGAATATACTGTTAGTCAAGGTAATGGCATGAGTTACATAGATGTGTCTGTGCCTTTTGTTACTAATAATAATTATTTACCGACTATCCCTAATTTGTATAATGCTACAACTATTGATCCTTACAATGGCAGATTAATTGTAACTTTACCTCGAAATTTTGGAGATTATACTGAAAATTTTGAATTGTATCAAGCTTATGGAGATGATTTCAGATTACATGCATATAGTCCAGTAATGACACATTATGCTGCTGGATACAATGTTTCTGGTGCCATTACTGCTCCTTCAACTGGAATACAAATAGGACAGAATGTCTATGGTAATCATCCTTAGTTAACTTATATAGAGGTGGGATCTATATATTTTATTGCCCAAAATTTAAATAATTGTGAGAATTATTTATCTTATTACTCAAATTGCATATTAAATGTATATTAATTTTTTTTGTAGTACGAGATATGAAGAATATCTATCGTTACGACGCTAGTTTTTATCGGTTGTAAAAGCAACAGATGAAAATTTTCTTTTTCTTAAGTGAATATCGGACTCCAAAAAAAAAAAAAAAAAAAAAAAAACGGAAGAGCACACGTCAAAA